CTTTCCAGCCTTGGGTACACGGGGTTGGACGTTGCTGCTCGTGTCGTCCATTTTGGTGCTGATTATAGCGAGTTCACTCTCAAAGCATCCTTACCTATTGGCGTGCTTGTGCTCTTTGTGGGTTCTATTCTTCTCGGTCTGGGCATTCCAGTCGGGCTCGCTTTCTTTTTCGGCGGGCTCTACTGTGCAGCCTGGGGAGCTCGTGGTTATAAGCGAGTCTCTGTTCGACACCTGGAAATTTACCCTCACCGACACGCTGATCGTAGGCATGACGTGCATTCTACTCGGGATCTTCACCACACTGCTCTCTATGGGAAGGTTCGCGTGGAAACTGTGGTAGGCTTGCCTACCCGGTTTCTGCTGGGCTCTAGAAGCGTAGGGAAGTTCCTCATTTCCTACGAGGTCGTATCTCAGCTGCTATCGGCTGCTAATGGACGCCCAGATGTGGAAGTAAAGGATGCGTGGGAGAGATTACAGTACGGCACTCGGGGCGTACAGACCATCGATGTCGACCGTTACCTCGGTCTTGACGGGGAATTGATCTATAATTCCTCCGCCATGGTGGCCTACATTGTGTACAGGCACTTTGCGGGCAAGGTGAATCGTATGGGGATTGTTCCGGTCCCCGACGAGCCCGCGGCCTAGGGGCTGGCCGCTTGGTCCAATATGGGTACCGGTTCGGAGAGGTTGCTATGCCAGCCCTCGAGCCGATAAAGCGGGACGTTAGGTTCAGTGTCATTCGTGTGGTAGATACCAGCGATAGACCTGTTCGTTATGTGTCAATGGGATGTCATCTCATTGGTGCAACACGTCCCACACCAGACCCGAAGGACCCGGTGACCATGGCCGCGGGAGTGTGCAAGAGGTTTGCCATTGCACCGCCCCCAACCGACATGAGTTTGTTGGCATCACTCATGAGGTTTGTAATTGCTCGGATGCCAAAAATGGGCCTTGTTCCCCTCTCCCCAGATACCGATCTATCAATCGAGACGTGGTTAGCGAAGACTGACTACCCTCAATGGAGGAAACTTGAGCTGCTCAGGAAGTGGGCAGCAGTTACCAACATTAAAGATCGGAAGTATGGGGCCTGTAAATCATTCGGTAAATCTGAAAAATATGAGGGATTCAAGCATGAACGTGGGATAAACGCTAGAACCGACGAGTTTAAGTGCTACGTGGGCCCTACCTTCAAAGCGATAGAGGAAGAGGTGTTTAAACTTCCTCAATTTATCAAGAAGGTCCCGGTGGCTGATCGCCCCAAATATATTATGGACAGGCTAGCCAAAGCTGGTTTTAAATTTGTAGTGACTGATTATCGAGCCTTTGAGTCACTCTTTACCAAGCTTATCATGGAGGCGGTGGAATTCCCCCTCTATGATTATATGACTAGTCGTTTGCCTTTTCATAAAGAGTTTATGAAAGCTGTCCGTAAAGTTATTGGTGGCATGAACCACTGTCAATATAAACACTTCTTGGTCGAACTTCAGGCCGTGAGGATGTCGGGGGAGATGTGCACTTCCCTGGGAAACTCTTGGTCCAATATGATGTTTATGTTCTTCATGTGTTGGTGGGTCGCTTCTCTTGAGGAAGTAGAACGCGACGATCCAGATGGTGTGGTAGAGGGTGACGACGGCTTGTTCGCAGTCACTGAGCCCATACCTACGGCCACCGACTTCTCACGTTTGGGACTGAATATCAAATTGGAAGTAGTGGATAGCCTAACTGAGGCTAGTTTCTGTGGCATGGTGTTTGATGAGGTCGGACGCCAGATTGTCGCGGATCCTATGAAGGTCCTAGCTGATTTTGGCTGGGCTAACAACCGCTATGCTAAATCTTCAATGAAGACCTTGAATGCCCTACTCAGGCTTAAAGCACTTTCATATGCCTACCAATACCCCGGGGCGCCGATCATAAGTTGCCTAGCGAGATATGGCCTCAGAGTTACTGAGTCAGCTGTTCGGGGGCGCATGTATGACCTTGTGTATGGACCTACTTATACGGAATATACACGAGCGATAGCACTTGCGTCTCTGGAAGCAGATATCAAATTTGAGGAACCACATATATTAACTAGACTTCTTGTTGAGAAACGCTACGGAGTAACCCTCGAGATGCAGCGGAATTATGAGAGGTATTTGGATGGTTTAATGGAACTTCAGCCGATTGAGCTGAAGACGCTTGAGTGGGCAATAAATCCGGACTGGGTTAGGACCTGGGACACCTATGTGTGGGGGGAAAACGTGCCGGCTGTTTTCCCCGAGCGTGATCAGTGGATCCCCGACGAATTGTACAATATTTTGAAGGATCACACGTTCTCTGGGCGGCTCCGTGCCGATCCACGGAGTTGAGCAAGGGGCATAGGCTGTGGGCCGTAATACCCTCGGGATCGTCATCGAACCCGCTCATCTGAGAT